CCAAATAAGGAAACCATGTCCATAAGGTGCACTTTTGCATCTATCATAAATCATATGTGCTTTCTCCAGTTTCCATTGTTTCTTTTAACTCAGCTCGTTCATCGGGATCAATAGCGGTTTGTGGTCCGATCTTTAATGATTCCCAGTTCATAGTCGAGGTGAATCCTTCTACTTTTCCATTTCTCATTTTAGTACATACAAACTTGATGCACTGTTCTTGATCTCCCCAATGCTGAATACTGTAAGCAGCATCTACTGCATCGAGAATACCTTTTGAGAATCTGACTTCTCCTTTTTCGGAAGTCTGGAAAGCTGACACGATTAAACATTTTTCTTCTTGTGCCAACTGTTTTAAACCTTTTGAAATCTCTATCTGTTCAGTCCAGTCATACTGACCTGAACGACTTGGAGCGTTGTGGCGTTTAACTTGGTTGAGGTAGTCCACGATTATCAGACCTAAGTCTGGTAACTGAAGTCGTTTCTGACGAACAATGTTTACGATCTTTGAGAGAGTGAGTCCAGGATCGTAATGAACGTCTATTTGTGCACCAGAGGTCAACTTGTTTCTTGTGAGTTCACGGTGAAACTTGTCAAAGTCCCTGTGCTTGGAGAAGTTTGCTAAGTGCATACCTCCATTTTCAAAACGGTTTGCCCACCACTCAGCAACGAGATCCCACTCTTTATCAAAGAGTTTTCTTCTCGAAAGCCTACTGATAGGCACTCCAGTAGCCATTGCACACATACGTTGCAAGATGGCTCGTGAATCCATTTCTATTGTAAAGTAGAGTACACTGCGTCCACGTTCGTGGGCAGATACTGCCATATTACAACAGGTAAAGGATTTGCCTCCGCCTCGATAGCCGCCAACAACGACCAAATCTTTGGGAGAGAATGTAAAACCGATATCATAATCTTGATTGAGACCCAATGGAAGATGTTTCTTGAGATCTTCTTCGTCATCAAAGAGTTCGACGTAGTTCATGTTTTCTGCGTCGTCGTTTACGTCAACTCTATCTTCAACCTGAACTACAATCTCCTGCAAAAGATCAATGTTCTCTTTTGCATCGGAGATTGCAATGGTTTGTTCCACGTAATTTTCAATACGGGCTAGTATTTCATTTTGGGTAAATTGATTTTTTAGGTAATCTAAAAGGATGTGTGGCTCGATGTCTGTATCGACTGCCTCGATTGCATAGATCTTTTCTTGCAATTCCCTAGAGCGTATCTCTAGTTTTAGTTGTTCAAAGGTGGGAAGTTCGTGGTATTTGTTCACATGCTTATCTACTATAGACCATAGCTTTTGATACTCTCCTTCTGGAAAGTAGTGTTGCTTAAGATGATTCCATGTGTCAAAATCACCAAGCGATATAATTTGTTTTAGTAATCCACTCTCTAATGTCAAAAAACTCTCCCGAACAAAAATAAGCGGGGCGAACCCCGCTTAGTTGTGTTTATAATTTACTTCTCTTTACGAGCTGATCCATCGTAGTCAGCGCACTGAAGACCTCTTCTGGTCAACATTGTTTTAACGCCTCTTACAGTTTTGCCGATATTGTCAGCAATTTCTTCGACACTCATGTCGCTGATATCTAAGTCAGCAAGTGGATCGGACTTGCTTGTTCCTTTTGTATCTCTTTGTTTTGGTATAGCATTGATTTCACCTGCTCTAAGAAGTGAAAGTGCTTTACCTCTGATTGAATTTACTGATTTGCCTAGGGCATCAGCAATTTCTTCGATAAAAGAACCACCGTTAACCATGTCAACGAATTGTGATTCTTCTGATTCAGTGTAAGTCTTTACAGTTTCAACTTTAGGAGCTGGTTTAACATGCTCGGTAAGTTGCATAGAAAGAATTTTACCTTGAATTGACTTAGCAGAGAACTCTCCACCAGCAAAGTTGCTAGCGATTTCTGCATAAGTGTAAGAGCCTGAATTGTCTGTTACAAAAGCTTGTAAAGTTGCTTCTTGCTCTGATGTGAATGATTTGCTGTTACCTGCTGAAGCAAGTTCTACATCAAATCCCATTTTTCTTAATTTTGATGAAACTGATCTAACAGTAGTTTCAAGGTTTTCAGCAGCGTCAGCTACTGTTGACTGAGAAACTGGAGATTCGTTACCAACGAAATCCACTAACTGTTGAGTTCTTTCATCTGTCCATTTAGGTAATGCCATTTGTGTTTTCCTCTATTAAATGTCTAATGTTTGTTATTATTATGACACCTCGTTCCCGAGCTGTCTGTGTTTTGGCTGACTCAATTCCACTCTCATTTACTAAGTGAGTGCAGTCTTTAGTCAGACTGGGTTTAGTTATAAATCCGAAATTTTTGAGAACTTGTTCTGCATGAGCCTTAGTCGGATAGCTTTTCAACTTACCAGTAATGCAGACAACTCCTTGAACCTTTTCTATTTTATTTACTTTCTTAACTTTCCAGTTGAAAGGTAATGAGTCTCTGTATTTGTTGGGTTTGAACTCTGTTTCTAACCAAGACAATAGATTAGCAGTCGCTTTCGGACCAATGCCCGCTTCTACACAAGTAGTCTCTGATATCTCATCGACAGATGTGATACTATCGCATAATTTTTGAGAAGCCGATTGACCGATTAAACTGATAGAGAAAGCTGGCAGTAATTCTTGCAAGCTAACGCTTTTAGACTTTTGTATTTCGTCAAACAATTTACTTGCCAGTTTCTCAGATCCTATTCTATCAACTAAGTCATCAACAGATAACTCATACAGTTCTGGATAATCCAAAACTTGCAACTTTTCAATAGTTGCAGGACCAAGTCCTTTGATTTTTAGAGTGGAAGCAAAATGAGACAACTTTTTATCCCACTGTTCAGGACAAGCGTAGTTCCTGCAGAACAACTGTTCATTGACTAACTCAAGAACAGAGTCACATGCGGGGCAACTTGTCGGTGGTATAATTTCTCTCAAATTGTTTCTCTCTCAAATATTTATATATTATATAGAAATCTTGACCAAAAGTCAAGAATTATTTTTGAAAATGTGGCAAAAATTTTCAGGAACAACTTTACTCATCCTCATAGACATAGGTGTCTGCGTGGTAGTTTCGTTTTAGTTTCCATTCAAACCACATGACTTGTAATTTCTTAAACCAAGATTTTATCATATTCATTATCGTAAATGTCCTTAATTATGTACTCACCATATGCTTGATGAGCATCTTCAAGAGGATGATCTCTTCGACCCATCTTGTATCCATGTTTTAGTGTAAAGTCATACATTCCTATCTTTTCTGTAAGATGTGGAAGTTCTACTAAGTAGTCTTCTCTAGTAAGAGTAACAGTAGGACTCCATATGATATTTGCAGCTTCGAAGTATTCTTCATCTAAAAACTTAAAGAAAGGCTTATACTGCCCATCAGAAAAGTTATAATAAAGATAAGGAATGTTTTTAGCTTGTAAAAAATATTTTAGTCCTATCATGTAATTTAAAGTAGTTTTTAGGTTATACTTTACACTTTTAAACTTTGCCCATCCTTGTAGAACTTCTTGTTCGGTATCTGTAACGCCAGGGTGGTGATGAAGAACTGATCTTGTTACATCTGTGAGTCCTGTTTTTAAATTACAGTACCAATTTGACCAATTCATTTGTCGCCAAGTATTTTCCATTCGCATTAAATACTCTTGGCGATTAATACCAGACCACATAATAACTACTAAATCTGGTTTATTTTTTAAACAATACTCTATCGTTGTTCGGTAGATTCTATCATTTGATCCACCTACTTTAGCATCATTTATAAACTCTTGATTAAAATGCTCAGATACTTTATTTACAAAGTTACTATTCTTCTCTGTGAGTTCATAACCTTTTACAAAGCTACATCCATTCCAATAGATCAAAATACTTTCACTCCGTATTTCTTTTCAAATTCTAGTGCGTCCTCCCATGTATTTACCATTGGTTGACCTTTAATATTCAAACTTGTGTTTAGTAACATAGGACATCCTGTTCTTTCGTAAAATTCTTCTAGTATAAGTCGCAATCTGGAGTTATTCGATGGACGTACGATCTGTGTTCTACTTGTTCCATCCACATGTATGACTGACGAATAATCATGCTTAGCGACTGTAGTATACTGCATATACTCATTTGCTTCTCCATAAAAATAATCGTTAAAATATTCTGCTAAAATAGCAGGTGCAAAAGGTCTAAACTGTTGCCTTCTCTTTATCCTATTAACAGTTCCTTTAACGCTATACCTTGGATCAGCAAGCAAACTGCGATTACCCAAAGCACGAGGACCAAATTCAGCTCTTCCATTTGCAACTCCTACTACTTTATGTTTTAATAAATGATCAACTACTTCTCTAGGATTTAATCTATTATCAATTAAATATCCAAGAAAGCAGTCTTTAAAATCTATATGTTGTCTTGTTTCGCATAATATTGCACCAAGACTACTGCCAGCATCGCCAGGATTAGGAAATATCCACATATTCCTAAACATGTTTCTTATTTTAGCGTTTGCCACGCAGTTGAGAGCGACCCCGCCCCCATAAATTAAGTCTTTTCCATACTGTTTTGCAATCTGCATAATCCTCATAAGTTCATTTTCTAACTCAGCTTGTGCAGATGCGGCGATATCATATGGATGAACGCCTTTGAAATCTTCAACCTTAAATCCTTTGTGCCAGTTATAATGTGGGTACCATACCCACTTTAGATCTAATACTGGCTCTCCAAATGCTGCCATACCCATTGTTATGTACTCATCTTCATTTGGCTTCAATCCTATTCTTTTAGTAATTGCACTATAGAATAGTCCAAGCGAATAAGGATACTGCCTACTGTAGACTTTCACTCCATCTTTCCAGATGGTGACAGTATCCCATTCACCAATAGCGTCTATTACAACGCATACTGCATCCTTAGTATCGAATGGGCAGGTAAAATAGCCTGCTGCCATATGACTTTGGTGATGTTTGACGAAAGGATATTCTGGAACCTTTACAGGAGCCATGTTGAATTTCTCTCGTCTTTGATTTTTAAGTGCCACATCTTCGTAGAAAACTGTTTTTTCAAAGCTATGACATTGTGCTAATTTTGGATCTAAATGCTTGTCATTTTTGATGCGAGAGAATCTCTCACTATGACTAGCGAATGTAATTTGATTGTTACTTACAAAAGCAACTGCGGCATCATGAAAGCCTGAACTAATGCCCCTGTATTTCATAAAACTTTAATTCCTGTTTCCAATTCTTTTTATTAAGTTCGTGATAACCTGATCCCTGTTGAGCCAGTATAATTCTACCCCCATCCATATCAATACGGATACTATCGGTGGTATAAACCTCACCATGTCTGTTGTAAAATATTCCAACTATTTCTCCTTTTGTATCTTCTGTAGGTAATGCCTTAATTAACGCTATCAGTTCTTCTTTTCTCATAAATTACCCATCTATTTGGATCATAAAATTCTTCATTATGAATATCAAATGCTAGTGATATTCTTGGTTGTTCGTACTTATTTACAGGAACTGCATGATTCATCTTTGATGTAGTTAATACTAGAGTTCCCACTTTATTTTCAATTAAACCTACTTCATATTCTGTTGTGTTCTGTGCACCCGCTAGGAATATATTTCCCACAAGAAAACTCTCGATGAGAGAGTGTCTGTGCCATCCTAAAGATTCATTTTTTCTTAGAACATTTGCCCAGCATTGAATACATAATAGATCTGGAATAAGTCTAGTAAACTTATGCTCCCAGTCTATTACTTTAAATTCTTTTGTGTTTAACCAATTAAAAACTGAATATTGTCTAGTTAGACCAGTATATGCACTTTTTAATGGGTTAGGTATATTTAAAACTTCCTGTTCTTTATCTAAAATAACTTTAACAAGATACTCACTTTCTTCTTGTGTTAGAAAATTCTCTATCTCTAAGAGTTTTTCTTTGGAAATTTGTTTAAAATACTGCTGGTAATCTCGAAACATTCTGTATGTCCTCCAAATTTGTGAGATGGTTTAAATCTATCACATGCAAACTCTGCATGCAATGCTT